TAGTGTCATGTGCTTCATCTTTAAACACTTCTACCGACATTAAATCTAACGAAAAATCAGTTCTATGCTTACACTCATCACCCTCAGAGTTTTTCTCTGCTGGATGCCCAAGCTTCAATTCAGTTGTCTCACCAACAGATTTTGCTCGTAGTTTCAAAAACATATATTCCAAATCAAACATCGGCAAATGATCGACATCAACTTCTTCTATAGTACAATTAATAATAATCTGTTTAATTGCCCGAAGCATTTCGGTTTGATCTTCACTCTCTAGTGCCATTAAAAGGATTTTTTGTTCCTTTACAAGAAATGGTCTATATACAAGTGTCTCACCTGAAGACGGTACTGTCAATTCATAAGTTGGTGTTTTAATCTTTGGTAAAGCCATAGTGTAACTCCTTTATAATATAAAATTAATTGCTAAAAACTTTTAGCTGGTACTTTAGTATAGTCTACATGGTGATATCTATAATTAAATGTCACGGTAAATCTTTGGTATGTATTTTGTTCTTCCCAATTCAAATTCATTGAGCTTAAAGAAATTGGAAAAGCACCTTCAAGACGGCACCGACCAATAACATTTTCACCTTTTTGATCCAGTTGATTGATTTCGACCTGACTTACAATGTCATCATAGTATGCTGGTCGACCACCCTGTATATCGTCATATCCTCCAGTATTTTTCATTATGGTTTCCATCCAGATATCAAAGAAACCGCGTTCCTTCATATCTTCCGAAACTATAAATGTTAATGTCATGTCACTGTATGTAGTATCGTAAGCAAAAGAGACTGCAGGGCCATGAGAAGTATCTTCGGAGGTAGCAATTGTACGACCCGGAAATTCTGCGGCCTCACATCTGAAGGGTAAAGTGCTGCTGCGATAATCGGCTGTGGTGTTGTACCAAGGTGAAGTATTAGAGTTTCTGCTCGCTGCTAATGCAGCCGAGCCACCAATATTTGAATCGATTTCGGCCGAATAAAATATTCTCGGCACTCCAATCCTAACATAAAATAGATTAGGGCGTACCGGTTTAATCTTATTTTTTATTTTAGAAATACTAAATGGCATTAGATTTTACCTCGGCTGTCTTTCCAAACTTCTGAAGCGGATGCACCTTTGAAACTTTCCATTGGTAGAAATAATGCTATGTCCCATTCAGCCGCAGTAATTTCCAGAAATGGTGTCTTAACATGCTGATACAAATAACGTTTCGTTGTCGGTTTAAACATAGCAAATTTGGATGCACTTTTTAATATGTCGTATGATACCAAAATTCTAGTCTCTTCGTTATATCTTTTGTCTGACGCTACTGTATATAGGGCGTCCATTAATTTTGCTCTCAGGGGCAATGGTAAATAGTGAAAGTTGATACCAAGAAACCCATCGCTATATTGTTGCACCGGAAACACCAAAGGAAATACATCATAATACGGTAAAGTTTTTTTGTGTTTCGGATCATATTTAAAGGAGTACATGTATCCAGGCTCAGGTCTAGCGACTCGTTTCTTTTCTGGAAATTGTCGAACCACCTTGGAAGGTTGAAACTTACCAGTCACCTGTTGAGCCGCATCTCGATACCAAGTTCTTGACGCACGAGATCTTGCTGGAATTTGCCCAGAACGAACGCCGTTGTAAATCAGTTCTTTAAATATTAGCATACATCTATTTATAACAAAACATTTATTTATTTAAGTCCTTTTCGGTCAAAATCTTGAATTCCCATTTCCTATCAGCACAATACTGCTCTGCCGCTTTCCATTTAGCGTCGTTCACGCCCCATTCCATCACCTCTTGAATGTACCTTTTAGTTTTCTTTCTGACTTTTGGTGGCATTGTCTTGCTATGAGGCTTAACTTCTATCAACCATACCCGAGTAGTGTCGTTTGTGTCTTTAAATTTTACAAGAAAATCCACAAAATATCTGTGATACCTATTGTCAATCGGGGATTTGTATGGTATAATGACTTCTTCGGATGACCAACTATAAACGCTATCCTTTCGGTCACACCAATGCATGAATTTTAACTCCCAAGAGCTTCTATAAATAATAGAAGTAGGGTCACCCGCATATTTTTTTGGATTTTTTGGGGTAAATTTGCCTTTATGTCCTCGATATGTCATTTGATCATTATAAATAAAGAAAAGATAACTTATTTAGGTTTATTGAAATGGCGACTAGAACAACATTTATGCCGGCGCGAGATAATGAAGGCGCCGCAAGAGCATTTGGCGAACAGGGTACTGGTGGCAATGCTACTGGGCAAAGTATTGGCCGATACAATACCAACAAAACTTTTAGGTTTCCGCATCATGGTGCATACGGAAATGATGATTTTAATACACCTATGGTACATTTCGTTATCCTAGATGCATTTGGAAATAGAATTAATAACGCACCCAAAGTTCAACTAAAATCACCAACTCAACTCAATCTATCCAATATAAACAACTACTCGCAAGACGGCCCTATATTTGGTGTTGGCGCGTTTGGGGCCAATGCCGCTGCTGCTGGAGCCGATGCGGCCGCAGCCGCAAAGGAGTCTGGAGGGCAATTTGATGCTGCGGCCTTTGGATTTAGTGCTGCCGAAGCGTTAGAATATTCTATAAAGAAGAGCGGTACAGGGTTAGCAAGTTTTATTAGTACTGCGGGAATGGGAAATGCGAGTCAATGGGAGTTTTCACAGAGGCGCGCAATCAACCCTATGACACAACAATTATTCAAAGGTCCAAATTATAGAAGGTATTCATTACCATTTAATATGCGCCCGAGAAATAAAAATGATGCCAAATCAATTAGATCGGCCGTGCAAACAATGAGATTAGCCTCATCATCCGCAGTACCACAAACTAATGCAACTTCACTTACGGATGGTTTGGATTTCACTTTTGGTTATCCACACCTATTACAATTTGCAGTAAAAACTGCTGGACGAAATATTTTTGTTAGTAAGCCCTGTGTAATAGAATCACTCAGTGTAGATTACGGCACACAGAAGATGACGTTCTTTGATGACAATTTTCCGACAGAGACAAATATGGCGTTAAGTTTGATTGAAATTTCACCAAGAACCCTTGGAGATGCTATCGGGGATCAAGTAGACACAAACAGGACTCTCGCATAATGTTTAGATTTTTCCCCAGAATAGATTATAAGATAGACAATTATGATTCGCTGTTAGGCGTCGATATCACCGAGCGTGTCAAGATTAATGATTACTTGCGAAACATCAATGCATATAACGTTAGAGACTACGAAATTAAAGAGGGTGAATTACCAGAGAACATAGCATATAATGTTTACGGTAATCCGAGTTATGCTTATATTATTTTGATGTCAAACAATATTCAAAATTTCTATGACGAATGGCCTAAAGATGATTACACTTTGAAGAAGTATATTACGGAAAAGTATGGGTCTATCACTAGTGCGAACACCACCGTTGCGCATTACTATCTTGATATTGGTATTATATGTGACGAAAACACCTATAACATATCATCCAATACAAATAAATATATAGAAAATGTATATGAGTATGAGAAGCGACTGAACAACGAAAAGAGAAAAATTAAATTAATTGAATCGACATTAGTTCGAAAAATCGAAGTTGCGATTGAAGAGATTATGAGTTCTACATCATCAACTATTGGTAATTTCTAGTGACTGTACGAACACAAGATAGAAAGAAAGTTCCATCAGCCCACAAATTCCCAAATTTGTCGGAAGGCTTCTCGGAAAGAGAAACTCCCATTCCGCCCCATGTTGCCGACACATTCGCTATCGATGAGATCTCACTCATAGCAAGAAATGGTCAGAAAATTAGTTTGGGCGAAGTTATGATTTCGTTTGAAATATTTGAAGATATTTTTAACCCCAACATTTCAGGTTTTGTCGAACTTGCAGATTATGTTGGTGGGTTGGAAAAATTACAATTAACTGGTGGCGAGAAACTTAGTGTTAAGATATTAAAACCAAACTCAACTAATGTGGTTTTAAGTAGAGACGATTTGGTCGTTCATACTATTGGCCCTGCGAGGATGAATGGCAATAATCAAGTAGTATATAAATTAGAATTTACTACAAGCGCAGCCATACAGTCGCAGAAGAAAAGAATATATAAGTCATACAAAGATACAAGAAACATCACAGATATCGTGAAGGATATGTGTCTGGCTGTGGGGCAAACCGTCAACATTTCTGACAATTTGACAATGACATTAGACAAATCATTTGTATCGCCTGGATACACACCAATACAAGCAATCAATTTTTTAGCAAAACGAGCTTGCGCCTCTGGCGATTATTTCCTATTCTTTGAACGCGCCAGTACAGGTAAAGTGTTTGCTGGTATCAATCAACTACGATCTTTATCAGAGAACAAAACCATTGCTGAAATTAGTTATCACCCAGCAATATCTTACATCGAGGGTGTTGGTGCGGAAAGTATTTTGAGAACAGATGTTGTAGAAACACAAAATAACTTTAACCATATGATCAATATGAACAAGGGTATGTACAAGAGTAAATTGACAACTGTTGATATTACCCGACGATCCTACGAAACCATAAACTTTGATTATCGGGATGGTCACAACGACTTCTATGTTAATGATTTAATTAATGACAAGAGTGAATTTGGATCAATTGATTTTGATCAATCGCCTGGCGAAAGAATGTATATTCCAGCAATCAACGATCCAGTGGCAGGTAAAACTGAGTGGGTCCGGAATGATTTACATGGGGCGTTAGCCGTGTCTGGAATGCGGGTTAGAGTAAACGTTAGTGGTGCGGTCAGTCAACTTGGTGCGGGAGATATTATATATCTAAAAGTTCCCAGTGATGCATCAAAATCTACCAACACTGAAAGTAGTTTGATTAACGAAAATACTATGTATTCGGGGAAATACTTTGTGACCGCTTGTCGGCACGTTATCACCCCAACTACTTACGCAAAACAATTAGAATTGTCTCGTGGTTCTGTTAGACAGACCTTGGTGGGCAACGCTCCGTCTGTTACTCCAGTTTCAACATCAACACCCGAACAAGGGTACTTAAATAACGTGTCTAAATATATAAACTATGATCCAACAGAGACAGATGAAGAAGCAGGGCAAACAGCAGCCCAACGGGCTGAAGCAGCCAGGGCTAGATATGTTGTCGAAATTGCCGATCCGGTGGTAGATGTTTTGGTACCTTCAACCGCAAGGCCCATCGTTGGACAATATGTATATGATGGTACGTATGACTACTTCTTGGATAATAGGATTAATGAAAATGTTAGAAGAAACATTATTCAATCTCAGCGATATGGGCAAATTAGTACAGGAACCTATTCAACTACGGTCAACCAACAAACACAGGTTCGAGTCAAAACACAAACCAGCACAAATACCGGAGAGTCGACCGAGTACATCCTTAAAGATATTATTCTTGAAGAAGTGCGAATTAACATAAGGTAATATATGTTTTTAGGAAAAGATGATTTTGTGTGGTGGATAGGTGTCGTTGAAGACAACCTCGACCCTGTGTTATTGGGTAGGGTTAAAGTAAGAATCTTTGGCCATCACAGTGAAAAATATAAAGAAGAAATAGAAACTGTCGATTTACCTTGGGCTGCTTGTATTTTCTCTGCGAATGTTCAGGGTGCTTACGGCAGACCTAATCTTGGGGATTGGGTTGTTGGTTTCTTTTTGGATAGTCATGACTCACAAGAACCAATGGTGTTTGGTGTTATTCCGGGCAACATTAGATCCAGACTTGGGAAACAACAAGGCAAAGACTTCTCATTAGAAACCAAAGAATCATTCCCATCAATATACTTGGATGATACTTACGACGTAGATACAAATAGAAATAGTTATCAACAAGAGATAGATGCTTCAGTAAGATTCCGAATGGACCCTGATGCTGGGAAAACATTTAAACCAAGGATTGAACTCAAAGACATTACTACTGGAGCAGGATTAGAAATATATTCTAATGATATGTTTCCGACTGCGCCATCAAAAGAATATCAATATCTTAAATTATCAAATGCAGGAAGTTCATTAACACTAACACAAAACACTACAGATACCAAATCAGCAGTTGAGATATCATCTACTGGAACAATTACTATTACTGGCAATTCAATCATCCTAAAGACTGCTGCTGGTACAATTAATGTCAGTGATTTAATTACTTAATATTATAAATAGATTAATCGTATCCTTAATGATAGGCTACACTGCTAGTGTACCACCTTGTCAAGTAAATGTCAAGGGTTTTTTAAAATAAATAGGAAATATTATGAATAATCACGAAATTCTCGTCAGTTTGTATGAAACATATGTCCAAGAACGAGAAAGGTTCCTTGAAAAAGGAGTGAAAGTGTCGGCCACAAGGGCTAGAAAAGCACTGTCAGAGATCGCAAAAGTTACCAAAGAATTAAGAAAAGAAATTCAGGAACAGAAAACGGCATAACAAATGGCAACTCTATATTCAGATTTACCTTTAAATTTTGTTCCGAATCCAAATACAGGGGATGTTAAACCTGCTACTGGAGAACGGGCAGTTAAACTCGCCTTACAAAACTTGTTGCGAACTCCCTATGGATCTAAACCATACAGCCCTGAATATGGAACAAACATTACAGATTATTTGTTTAAGCAAGCCGACGAATTCACAGAAACCGATTTAATTGATGATGTGGCAGATACAATAAAAAGATTCGAACCAAGGGTTGATGTTGTCGCAATCGAGGCTGATATTTCTGGATATGGTATCGAGATTGTTATTGAATACTATGTCAAAGGATTTTCGGAATTACAAGAAGTAACCACAGTAATAGATAGAGCATAATATGGCTAATGATACAAATCTAAAATTGGATGGGCTTGAGTATACTCAGATCCGTGACAATCTCTTAACATATCTTAAATCTCAATCTGAGTTTCAAGATTATAACTTTGAGGCTTCTGGTATATCTACTCTGCTGGACGTGTTGTCATACAATACATATTATAATTCATTCTACACCAATATGGCAGTCAATGAATCTTTCATGAGCACCGCACAAAAAAGATCGTCTGTCGTTAAACACGCAGACACTTTGGGTTATGTGCCTCGTTCCACAACATCAGCAAAACTTCCAGGCACAATCACGGCTGTTCCTTCGGGTATTCCTGCATCGATCAATATTCCCTATGGAACATTGTTTAAAACGACGATTGATGGAACAACATTTACTTATACGAATATAGATTCCTTGACGGTTGTTCCTGCATCGGGAGTGTATAGTTTGTCTGGTGTAACCTTATACGAAGGCACACCCACCACAGAGAGTTACACATTTGACGCTACAGACCCCAACAAAAGATTTTTAATCAACAACATTAATGCTGACACTTCTACATTGAAAGTGCGAGTTGCAAACTCATCGACAAACTCAACCACAAGAACATTCGTTGCAGTATCATCGGTCATTGAACTTACTTCGGATTCCTTGGTATATTATTTGGAAGAAGTCGAAGATGGTAAATACCGAATCACTTTCGGGCAAGGCGCATTAGGCAAAAACCTTGACGATGGTAATATTGTGTATTTCGATTATTTGGTGTCTTCGGGTGCAGATGGTAATGGCGTATTGAATGTCAGTCTTTCTTCCGCTTTGTCTGGAGTTACTAACGCATCATTTGTCGCGTCGGAGTTCTCTTCGGGTGGGCAAAACCCAGAGTCAATCGAATCGGTTAAATTCAACGCACCAAAATCATATGCTTCACAAAATCGTGCAGTCACGGCCGAAGATTACTCTGCGTTAATATCACAGCAATCTAATGTATCTTCTGTATTGGTATGGGGTGGGGAAGACAACGATCCTCCTGCATACGGGAAGGTATATATTGCGGTTAGGCCAACCATCGGTACGGTATTGACACCAACCGAAAAAGCAAACCTTATTAGCAACATAATTAACCCCAAAAAGATTTTGACAGTATCTACCGAGATTGTTGATCCGGAATATATCTATCTAACAATTGATATTGTTTCTACATACGACCCAGAGAAAACCATTTCCACAGAAGGTAGCATCAAAGAAGTTGTTGCGGCCGCGGTCACATCATATAACGCTGAAAAATTAAACAGGTTTTCTAGATACTTCCGATATTCTGAATTGTCTCGTTCAATCGATACTGCAGAACGATCTGTATTGAGTAGTGATTTGACAGTTAAGATGAGGAAAGAGTTGGACGTTCAGTTAAACTCGGCTGCTAAATATACCATTAATTTTTCTAATGCTATATCGCCAACTACATCAGGAAGACCCTCAACGCATCCGTATAATGTAGGTAACCAGATCACATCAAACACATTTAGTTATGGTGGATTTGATAATTGTTACTTAGAAGATAATGCTGGGCTGATTCGTATCTATAGGTTAACTGGTGCTGGTGATGCTATTGGTGTTGCACAGAATGTTGGTACAATTAATTATGGCACCGGTCAAATTATTTTAGACAATTTCCAACCCACCGCGATTGGTGATGGTGGAGTAACACTAAGAGTAACGGCCATCCCAGCCGGCAGAGATGTTCTACCTTTGCGTGGGCAGATTGTTGTAATTAACGATGGGGATGTTACTGTGTCACTCATTAACGATAAAAATGTTAGTCTGGTAAATAGATAACCTATGAGTAAGTATATTGCCAACAAACCATCGCAGTCGGTAGATAATTTACTACCGACATTAGACACTCAAAGTTTCTCTGATTTTCTTAAAGCATACTACGAGTGGATGGAAAGCACCAAACTCACTGTAACAGGTGTTGTTGGAACATTTACTGTGGGAGAAACGATTAAAAGTTCTCTGACCGGAGTGTCTGCTCAAGTCAAACAGGTAAATGATACTTATTTAATTCTCAAAATCTTCGATCAAGAAACATTTGAAATTGGTGAAACAATCACCGGGCAATCTTCGGGTGCCACATCAAGTGTGGTGAAAATTGAAGATCAAGCTTTGCGAAAGGCTAGCAATCTGGTTCAAAACAAAACTTTCGAGTATGCTTCAGGAGAATACTTTGAGTATTTGAAGGCAGAACTAAACCGAGGCATACCAGCACAGACTGAAACCGAACGTCGGATGATCGCCAAAAAGATCGGGCAATTTTATTCTTCTAAGAGTACAGAAGATGCGTACAGATTCTTTTTCAAGAACGTATATGATGATGATGTAATTTTCCGATATCCAGGCGAAGAGATACTTAGAGTATCTGATGGTCGATACGAAAAGCAGTCTATACTTAGGGGTAAAACCACATACGATAGCGAACCTATAGATGTGTTCCAATTCCTGAACAAAACTGTTCGCGGAAGAACCAGTAACGCGGTTGCAAACATTGTTGATGTTCGTATAACATCTTTGGGTGCGTTTTCCTTTGGCGAATTCACACTGACATTGGTTTCTGGTACGTTTCTGTCCGGAGAAGAAATCTTTGATACCAGTAATGCTGCGTTAGTTACAGAACTTTATGGTGTGGTTTCTGGGTTTAATATCAACGACGCTGGATCTGGATATTCTGTTGGTGATGCTGTTCCTATCACATCGGGCACAGGTATCGAAGCATCAGCAACAGTATCTTCAATCAATTCCGGATCAATCGACAAAATAACAATCAACACAACGGGGCATGGGTATCAAGTTGATACTGAAGCCACGATTAATAACACTGGTACCGGTGGTGATAATTTTGCGTTGCGTGTCACGAAAATTAAAAACGCCTATACGATTGGTGGATATAATGTAGGTGAGATAGAAAAGATTAGTATCATTAATCGTGGTTCTAACTACAATGTCGCACCAACGATCACATTAGAAGATACTCTTATATCTGCCATTGGGGCACTACATCCAGAATTGATCACAATTAATGGTGGGGATGATTATTCTGTTGGTGATACTTTAGGGATTATCCCTGCGAGCGGTACACCAGCGGCAGCAATCGTTGCGTCGATTGTTCCTAATAATGATACCGCAGAATTTGTATTCGAAGATGATTTCAATTTACAGTTAGAAGGTATAGATTCTGATTCTTTGGGATACACTACTGGATTTTTGTTGACTGACGATCCTACTGCTGACGGTAAGGGTACGATATCCAGAATAGAATTTACAGACTTTGGTACTGGGTTTGTATTAACCGAATTACCAAAAACTTTTACAATCACTAGCACCGGTACCGGCGCGGTCATTCAAGCAACCAGTATCCAAGGTGCGTCGGCTAGCATCGTTGTTAGTGCTTCCGAAACCGGTGTTGGTCTTGGATCTATTCGAGAAATTGAAATAGATAACTTTGGTGTCAACTATGAAGATGCCACTATAGATATGACAGGTAGCGGTAACGCTAATGCTGTCATTGAACCTATTGTCAGTGGTATTTCAGTTAGTTCTGGTCAGTTTTTAACGACCGACAGTTTGATTGGTCGGCGTGTTATCCAAGATTCTTTATTCTTCCAAGACTTCTCTTATGTTATTCGTAGTGGTTTAGGATTTAATGTATATCGGTCTATAATTAAGGATACTTTGCATCCGGCCGGAACACAATTCTTTGGTGAAATCTTAATATCAACTTTTATCTCTCTTACACCAGAATTTTACACTACGGTTACACCACAACGTGCAACTTCCAGAATCATATTCTTACAGGAATTGCTTGCGTTTATGCCAGCAACACCTATTAGATCGGAGTTTGTTACCAAATTTACTCCAACTACTACTATACAGCAGTTATCGACACCAAAGATACCAAGTTACAACATAGAAATACAGAAAAATATTCCGGTATCTGTTAATATCGACTATAGCAATATCGACTTATCGTTTAACACTGTTATAAATACACCACCTACCGTATACTATCCGCCGGCTGAAAAGAAATTTGTGCAGGAAATAGAAGTTACGGTCGGTATTGTTGATCCGTTAGATGTTACTGGGCCATTATATAAAGATTTAGAAATTTCCGTATTGGCCAGTTCACAAATATCAGCATTTAAATTGAAAACATTTGAAGATCAGTACACAACACAGAGAAACTTGTACGTGAATGTGCCGATCACCGGAACGATAACGACTTCTGGAACTGCTGTAAATGGAATAGGAACGGATTTTATTGGAGAATTCTCTGAAGGTGAATATATCATTATTGGGGACGAAAAATTTGTTATAACGGATATATCAAATC